GTCGCGGCCCCATTGAAGCTCGGCCTGACGCAGCATTCGGAGGATATCGCCCACCCTTCCGCGACTCTTCAGTCGCGGCCCCATTGAAGCTTTCTCACCAAAGGAGCCTGATCGCGCCAGACAACCGCATGGCGGCCTGACAGCGAAGCAGACAACTCCACGAAGCATGACGAACATGCCCGATTGGGCAAAGTGGAGTCAATCCAATGTCTGATTCGTTTGCACCAAGATTCTTGAGCGACGGCTCCGACGAGCGCGCCCTCGCTCTGAAGGTGATGTTCCATGAGACGATTCACGCCTCGTTTGAGGCGAAGACGGTCTTCTGGGACAACACCAACAGCATTTACATCAGCAGGCAACTGGGTCCTGAGGGCGGCAAGTCCCATCAGTTCATCCAGGTTGCGGAACTCGAAGATCCCACGAAGCACATCCCCGGCGATGAGATGCTGGGCCAGGCGTATGCGTTCGATGAGGGGACGATTAGCATTGACGACCACATCGTCAAGCATGTCGATATCCCCGAGGACCAGATGCGCCTCGTGTCGTGGGACCAGATTGCGCCGTTGACGATGCAGATGAGCCAGTCTCTGGCCAAGCACGCCGACACCAAGATTGCGATCATCGCCGCGAAGGCTGCCAGGACGGCGGCCAAGACCAAGACGGTCAACGGTTCGACGCTGACCATCCACAACGGCGGCAATGTCGTCAGTCGAGTCGGCGCAGGCGGCGTGACTGATGCCTATCCACCGACTGAGACAGGAGCCAAAAACTTCCGTGATGATGTCGCCCATCTTGCCCAGTTGAAGGACGAGGATGATGTGCCTGAGGAAGGGCGTAACCTCTACATCCTTCCGTACATCCGCCGTGTGCTCGGAAACGACCCGACGATCTTCAACAAGGACTTCTCTCGGACAAGAAACGACCTGAATTCTCGTATCGTTGGCGAGTTGGAGGGTTTCAACCTGATCGTGACGAATCGCCTTCCGAGCCAGAACTTCACTTCGAGCGACCTTGGCGGCTCGCTTGAGTCGAAGTATCAGGGCGACTTCCGCTACAACGGGAGTGTGGGCCAGCCCGTTGCGGTCGCCCTGTGCGGCGCCTCGGGCGGTCGTTCGGCGATCGGTGTCGTGAACGCGGGGATAAGCACCCGTCTGTGGTTCGATCCTCGCCGGAGCACCACATTCATGTACGCCGGCCTGTGGTTTGGTGCCGATGTGCTCGATCCTGAGTGCGCCGGCGAGATCCGCGTCACGGCAAGTTGAGATAAGGAGCACCAGAAATGACCACAACGAGAACCATTCTGAATGTCGAGCCTCACGGCATCGACAACATCATCAGCGCTGGTGCCGGCGGTCGTGCGAGTCAGTTGATGGGCCACGACGCGCCCATTCTCGCCGGCCTTCTCACACCCGATGCCGCCGTGATCGACCGGGACGACTTTCTGTTCCTGGACAAGACCAACCAGTGGGCAGACAACAAGAATGTTACCGGCTCTGCTACGGCAACAAGCGCTGTTGGCGGTACGGTCGTCCTCGATGCTGGCGACCCTACCAATGACCAGGGAGTCCAGATCCAGCGTGTGATCTCGTCTTTCCAGTTGAGTGCGAACAAGAGCGTGTTCTTCGAGGCACGCATCAAGATCGGCACATCGGCAACCGGCGGTCAGTTCTTCGTCGGGCTCGCCACGCTGGACACGACTCTGTTCGCGTTTGGCGAAATCAGCGCCAACGATTATGTCGGCTTTATCACCGACGCCACCAAGCAGGCGGGCGGAGACGCCGGCAAGATGGACTTCGAACTCAAGGCGAACGGACAGTCTGCGGAGGCGACCACCAACGCGCACACCATCGCGCTTGACACCTATGTCCGTCTCGGGTTCAAGATCGACGGGACGAGCACCTATCAGCCGTTCGTTGACGGCTCGCCCATCACCTCGCCCGTTAGCATCACAAACGCACCGACCGGACTGATGGCGCCTTCGTTCGCGTGTCTTGCTGAGGGTGCGCAGCCGACCATGACCATCGACTGGTTCTGGGCGCTGCTGGAACGCTGATCACCATCTTCTCGCTCGGCCCGCTACTGGGAGACCAGTGGCGGGCCTTTGGAGGTTGAACAATGGCAAGGGCTGGCAGTCAGAATGCGGGCACTCTGTTCAGTGTAAATCTTCTCGATGGCTTTGCCCAAGCCATTCACATCCGGAACAACGATTCGACGAACGACCTCTATGTGCATGTCGAGAACAAGTCTTCCAATCAGAGCATCCACACCGTCAACGATACATCCTCCGGCAACTACGCCATTGTCAAACCGCTGCAAGATATAGTCTTTGCCGCGACCGATCGGGCCAATCCCATTGTGGTTCTCCAGGTCTCATCATCTTCAGGTAATGTGAACTATTCATGGAGCGTTATCGAGGTCTGATATGGGCAGGGGTGTGATCGACCATATCGACTACGGGTGCTCGGGCATCATCAGCACAGTGCCCTGCTGGGTCGATCCGCAGTTTCTCGTCTTCGGCGAGACGATGATCGGCGGCATGATCGGAGAGCCGAGCCTCTACTTCTACTCGCTGATCTCGCTTCCTCGTGAGCAGCAGGTGAACGACCCGTTCGGCGGCGATATCACCGGGTTCAAGTTCCTTGGTGATCCAGGCGGAAACGACGACGATCCGCCCGGTGGCGACTTTGATGGAGATCCTGGCAGTCGCGGCGATCCGCCGGGCGGAGACTTCGACGGCAAGGTCGGGGACAGGCACGATGTTCCGCCTGGCGATATACAAGACGGTAGTGGCAGCGTCAGTCAGTTTGCTTCATACCAGACCGGACCACCCATTCCGGGAATGTGAGTAGGACATGGCCGTATACCACGCAGCGAAGGACCAGATCAACATCGGCGCCAACAGTGGCCTGACACTCATGCAGGTCAAGGCCGGCGCGAACAATCCCCTGTTCATCAGGGAGATCGAGGTCACATTCAACGGCATTGACGCGACGAACGCTCAGATTCGTCTTGAGATCCTCCGCCAAACGACGGACGGGACGCCGACCGGAACCGTCTCGATCGCAAAGCAAGATGAGCGAGATCCTGCATCGAACGCCACCGTCGGCCACACCTACACTGCTGAACCGACATCGGGTGATGTCCTGCACCATGTGTTCGTGCATCCGCAGGGTGGTCGCGGATACCGATACCTTGCTCCGGTTCGGATCGGTGGCGGCGAGAGGCTCGGCATCAAGGCGACGAACCCGGACGCAACGGATGCCGTGGAGGCGAGCGTGACCGTCATCTGGAGTGAGACATGAGGAAAATAGATGCGGTCAACATCGTCCTGACCTCGAACGGACTTGGTGAAACGACCAGCGTCGATACTTCCGGCCCGAGCGATGCTGCGCTTGCGTCTCGACTCGTTGACGAAGAGGACCTCCGCATACAGATGCGTGGCTGGCACTACAACACCAGGAAGGATGTGGAACTGTCGCCAGACAACAGTGGGTTCATCTATCTTCCGACCGGCACGATCAGGATTGATTCGTGCTGCGCCGACGCATGGCGGAATATCACGCAGGTGGGTGAGCGGCTGTACGATCTGGACAACAACACCTTCGTGTTCGGTTCGTCCGTCCGCGTGTCGTATGTGCTCAGGTTCGACATCGAGTGCATCCCGGAGCCGGTTGCGCAGTGGATTGCGGCCAGGGCCGCGATGTCCTTTTTCCGTCGCAGGGGATTCCGTGTGAACCGCGAACTGGTCAACATGATCGCCGACACAGAGAGGCAGGCGATGGTCGCTGCCTACCAGTTCGATGCGGATACGAGCAACCTGAACCTGAACGATACGAAGCACATGCGTGAGGTGCTCGGGTATCGTCGAGCAGACTCAAGAGTATTCGGAGCATGACAGATGGCTGAACTCGGTCCAACCAAACTCGAAGCGGTCCAGAGGATGATGGCGGCAGCCGGGTTCGGTGTTCCGTCCGCTCTCGATACCGGCGGCGCGAGCGATGAGGCCCAGGCCGAGCGGGTGCTCGACTATGTGACCGTGGACGAGCAGATCAAGGGTGGGATGGACAATGTGCTCGTCGGCAAGCAGTTCACAGCCGCTGATGTCGGCGGTGGCGTCTACAAGATCACCTTCGACTCTGATGTGCTCAAGGTTGAGTGCGTTGGGCCTGGCAGGTACACCGGCAATATCTCCGTCCGCAACGGGTTTGCGTTCATCACGACTGAGGACACGGACGACTTTGGGAGTGCCGTCTCGATCGTCTGCAATGTGTATGAGGCTGTACCCTGGTCGCAGATCGCTCCGGACGCCAAGCACGCGATCATCAAGCGGGCGATCCAGGAGTTCGTCCGCCAGAAGAACCCTGATCCGAACAAGGAGATCATCCTCGACAAGGAGGCGGCTGAGTCTGAATCGTACAGAACGCCGCCGCCCGATCGTGCGGCGCCGCCGAGGTCTCCCATTCCGCCAACCTTCCAGCCGAGGCAAGGTAGTTGAGTGAGCGTTCGATCTACAACATGCCGGACCTTTCGGGTGGTATCAGCCGCCAGGCCGATCACCTCATGTTCCAGAACCAGGTCAAGGATGCCGAGAACATCCTGTTCTCTGTCATCGACGGCGCCCGCAAGCGTCCGGGTACACGGTATGTGACCAGCCTTTCTTCGAGTCCGGACGCTTCGAGCGATCTCGGACTTCACACGATCGAGCGAAACAGCGATGAGAGGTACCTCGTCGTCTATGGCAGGGACGCGGTATCCGGCAACCTTGTGCTCCGAGTCTTTGACGACGACGGGACGGAGGCTACCGTCACGATTGATTCTGATGCGCAGACCTACCTTGATCTGAACTCTGCCGGCGCGTCCGACTACAGGCTCATCACGATCCTGGACACGACCTTCATCATCAATACGACAGTTCCGGCGGCGACCACATTCAACCCGAACTTCTCGATCACGACGACCAAGAAGAATGTGGAGCGACTCAAGGCCCACACGCCCGCTGACGGGACATACCACAAGGCGAAGGCCGAGGACACCTACTGGAAGTACGATGTCGGAGGCAAGACCTTTGCGAAGATAGAGTTCGGCACGGTTACCGGCAACGACGCAAAGGCGAACGGTATCTACGACCGAACCGGAGAGAGTCCACACACCTTCGGTGTTCGCTTCCAGAAGCAGGATCTCGGCCTGACGAACGCTTCGTATACAGACGCAACCAAGACGCTGACGGAAACCGGGAAGTTTGCAGACTACACATTCACACCCGGCGACGAGATCAAGATCGACAGTGGTTCGGGCGGCGCTACGGTTACGGCAGGCTGGTACGAGATCGCAAGCAGAGTTGACGACGACTCGATCACGCTGGCGACCAGCATCACAGGCGGAGGTGGCAATGCGACGGGTGTTGCCGGCGGTGAGATCAGGCAGAACTTCACCTGTGAGCGCTCAAACACGGGTCTTGCCGAAGAGGACATGCACGAGGTCGCCCGCACATTTCAGGAGGCGTTCGGCGACGGGTCAGATGTGCTGGTCGAGTGGATCGAGGACGGTCCACAGGCGGGCCACTTCGTCATCACAGCACCGTATCGCGGCAGTCAGGCCACCGTCATTGAGACCTACTCGCTCGGAAGCGGTACGGACCTGTCCGCTGCCGGCAGGCCGTTCGATTCGTCCGGTGCGACAATCACTGCCGGCACAGGAACGATCAGCACGGAGAGTGAGCGGACGCTCGATATCGACGACAGGTGGACGCAGGTCGGAGAGCCCGG